ACCTTTAATCATTTTTCAGGCTAAGTGTGTTGCTCTTTGGCTAATCAATTTTTTTAATAACTTCACCCATATTCCACTTTGAAGTATACAATGTCATCACCAATCTATGAGTTTCACGCACGCCAAGTATTTTGTTTTCCATTAATTTAATGTCCTTGATGTCGTAAAATTTTCCGTCTGGTAAGCACACTTGAACTCTTGCCTCTTGTGCCACTGGCGATTTCATAAACTTGTCTAGGGCCTGTCTTAATAGCTTTCCTGATACCATGCTTGAACATATATCAAAAATAACTTATATTGCAAGTCATGGGTTTACCAAAGAGACTTACAGAAAAACAAATCAAGTTTGCCAATTTAGTTGTTGCCGAAGAGGGCAGGAAGACTGCTACTGAATGTGCAATTGCGGCAGGCTATGATCCCAACTCTGCCTATGTTTCTGCTAGTAAGCTTCAAAACCCAACTCTCTATCCTTTAGTTAGTCAGTACATAGGCAGATTAAAATCTGAAAAGATTAAAAAATATGATGTCACAAAAGAATCTCATTATAGTGAACTCGGGCAACTGCGTGATGAAGCAAGACAATCAAAAGCCTGGAGTGCTGCAGTAAATGCAGAAGTAGCTAGAGGTAAGGCAGCTGGATTCCAAAACAATAATCACCTACACTTGCACAAGGACCTAGACAATATGGAAGAAGCTGAACTAGATAAAATGTTAGAGAAAGCTTTGAAGACTTACAAACCTATTATAGATTCAGATGCAGAAATAGTAGAGGAAGTTAAAGACTGACCTTTTCCATTTTAGTCACTATTGATTTAGGAAATACATTACGATCAGAAAAGACTGCAGACTCAGTATCATAAGAAGCAAACGTCCAAACGTGTTTATTATCTTTATCAAAGACATAAGCTTGAGTCATCATCTTTGCAGGTTTTAAATCTTTTACATCAGCAGCTTCGGCATGGCCCGAATCTCCGCACGGATCTATCCACTCTATAGAATAAAAATAATATTTCTTTTTACCTATTACTGCATGTTTATATTTTGACTTTTTTCTTTTCATACCTCTGTATACCACCTATAGGTTTTTTCTCTAGGCAACTTTTTTCCAAAACTCAATTCATATGCGCGCGTACGGGTTTGTTAAAAGCGTTGATTTTACTGTATTGTAACCACTGTAACCACATTGTAACCAAGATTTGTTACAAAAATATCGTCTAGAACTGTTGGTATTAGCGAATAATAGCTCATTGAAGGCCATTGTAACCATTGTAACCACGATTCGTAAATTAAAAAACAAAAAAATTTTTCTGGCAAAAAAAGTCTATAGGGGCTTTTACCCTAGCCCAGAGGGAAGTGTTGTATTTATGCCACACTATTGTTGTATTTTAGCCACAGTCCATACAATAACCCCTTAAATTAGGGCTTTCGTTCTTGTATAGATGATTATCACAATTTTTAGCCTTGCAAAACGTGACCCCTTTTAAATCTATGGCAGGGTATCTAACCTTTGTTTTCTCTGCTCCAGGGTAATCTTTGATTTTACCCTTATAGTATGTAATCATTTTTTTCATATTACTCCTTTCATATAATATCCTATAGCATTACATTCCGGCCCTGTCAACTAATTCTTCCCATTCTTTTTTCTGCCTATAATATTGGGCTACTTTCTTCCACCATTCGTTCGCATAATGTCTGAATTCTTCTCCTTCTACGCGAAATTCTTGATAGTATAGGTCTTTGCTACACATTAGAATGATTCCAAACTGGATATTAGTTTGATATATTTGATTATGGGCAATAGCATATCCTGCTAGTTGTAAATAATAGTCTTCAATCCATTCTTTTCTTTTTGGTTTATTGGTCTGTTTAAAATCTATTATGGCCTCTTTGCCTTCATAGATTCCGACTCCATCACTGGCTCCTGCGTACATGTCAGGGTAAAATAAAACACATTCAGCTGCCCACAATTCTTCTAGCTTACCTGTTAATCCCTGGTCCACGATTTGTCTTGCCATCTTCGTAGCTAATTGTCCTTCGGGGGTTAAATCTATAACCGGTTTATTTAAGATATGTCCCTCAAGAATCGTATGCATAAGAGTCCCTCTCGATGCAGCGTTGTCCTTGATCCGTTCTGCTTCTTTCTCTCCGACTTTTTCTTTCCACTCGGCTAACTTTTGTTTCTTCTCTTCGCTTTGACACGCAGCCAAAATAGAAGTCACACTCGGCAGCTTTTCTTCTCCTACCAAGTAATGTCTTTTACCATCAATTATTTTTCGAGTCGATGTCGGGTAATAAAACTTCTTGTTTATTTTTATCATGGTTTCCTTTCAATGTATGTTTTAAAAATGTTGTCCATGGGTTTAGGTCGTAGTCTTTAGCACATCCACTTAACAACAATAGTAAAATTAATATTCTAATCACGTTTAAACTCCAGTCCAACTCTTAAATAATTTAACCAGTCACTTGGATTA